GGATAAAGTTAATAAGTTAGACCTATTCGGCAGGAGCCTCATCCGAAGCTTCTTCTTCGGCTTCAGCTTCAGCTTCAGCTTCGGGTGCTGGAGGGGTATAAACGTAATCAGAAGCACCAGCCGGATCAGTACCAGATACTTGAGCAGAAACCTCTTTAGTATGCTCGTAAATACGCTTGGCGATATTCTCGATAGAAGACTTTACATAACTAAATTCTTCCACTGTAGATACGCTTTCACTGGCAAGAAGCCAGTCTTTGATCGTGTCTTTAGTGACGGAATCAAAGTTTACAAAAGTCTCAGCGCTCAGTCCATCAACAGAAAATGTCCTGTACCCGCCGCAGCTATAGGAGAACGAGGGCTGTGTAACCACAAGGTCTCCGCCCTCCTCAGATCCTGTTGTAACCGCATCAGATTGAGCAGAGACACCAAAGGAAGCCTCGACGATTACGTTTGAAAACTCTCCCTCTGTTAATCTTTTCTTTACGCTCCCAATATTTAAAGAGTATTTAACGGCCATGGGCTATTATTGCAAATAAGTTATATTATACCATAAACCTCAAACGTAGCAGTAGTTTAAGGAATATCTAGAATACTAGCGTTAACTTTATACAATGCCAGCTAACTTTAAGAAGTTTGACGTAAAACATGGCCTATCTGTTAACGGCCTAGAGTTTGTCGACGCCAACCGCAATGTTACCCTAAACAACCTAACTGTTCAAGGTACATCCACTGTAGTAGATACTAGAACCGTTTCTACAACAGACCCCATTATTAGCCTGGGGGCCTCTGGTAGCACTAGAACAATTTCCTCTATAACGGCCGCTACTCCGGGAAGACTATTTTTTAGCGCTGACGATTTTGCAGACGTCGCTGTAGGAGATTCTTTTGAGTATAACTCTGCAGGATCCGCTGCTGCTCCTCTTGTAAGCGGGACGATCTATTATGTTCTTGCTAGAGAAACAGATGTAAATAGCTCTAATTATAGAAGTATCACGATTGCGGCTTCTCAGGGTGGAACCGCAATAAATATTACAAACGCGGGGTCAGGTGCTCAGACCGCAAAGCTAAATCCTTTACAAGATCTAGGGCAAGATCTTGGTATTGAATTTAATTACGTTAGTGGGGGCGCTAAAAAAGGTTTCTTTGGCTACGACGAAAGCGAAGGACACTTTACGTTTTTATTAGATACCACGTACAGCGGATCGAGTACTGTATCCGATACGACAAGCCCAGTTTTCACTGGTACTAAATCTGGCGCAGAATTTAGTTACGCAAAATTACAACCAACTGGCTCATTAACTTCTAACGCCTCGGCTTTAGATATAGATCAGACTTGGAACGCAGGTGGTGCAACGTTTAAAGCCGTTGAGATTGACGTTGTAGATACCGCTTCTGCAGCTGATTCTAGCTTACTGGATATCTCAGTTGGCGGTAACCAAGAGCTACTGCTTCGTAAAGACGGGGTCTTATCGTTAAACACTAGTAACCAAACTGGTGTATTGACGTTAGTCCAAGATTCTGGCACTCAGGCTACTACCACTAACTTAATCGATGGTACTTCAACTTGGAACGCTGGTGGGTCCACATTTATCGGACTAGACCTAAGCTTTACTCAGACTGCTTATGCCGCAGCTTCTAAGCTTGTCTCCATCTCTGCTAGTGCTGATAGAAACTTTGTAATTAACGCTGAAGGCGAAATTGTTTCTAGATCTGAGTTTACAGGCGGCGGGCTTCAAACAGGCTTATTAGTCGATGTTACAGATACGTCATCGGCGAATAACTCCTTGTTGTTAGACCTTCAAGTTGGTAATACATCTAAGTTTAGCGTAGACAAAGATGGAGACGTAATTGCAGCCGGTGATTTAACGATAGAAGGATCTGTTACTATTAATGGTACTGGAAACTTTGAGGATACAGTTACAATTCAGTCCCAGACAAATGGCACTGGAACTTACTCTGACTCTACAGAGCTTCAGTCTTCTACAGCTACTATTTCGGCAGGATCAAGTGCAGCTACTAACGTTAATTCGTTTACTGCATCTTCTTTCACAACTGCTAAGCTATTAGTTCAAGTTAAGCAGGGATCAAATATTCACTCAACAGAGTTAATGCTCATCCATGACGGGACCGACGTATACATGACGGAATACGGAACCGTATATAATAGCGATATTATAGTTACATTTGACGCTATAGTAACAGGAGGCAATGTAGAAGTAAGACTCACTAAAACTGCTGCTGCTATTACGGCTAACTCTCTAGCTACCGTTAAGGTAACTAGGACTGCTATTGCATCTTAACCTGGGTTTATTTACCCTGGCCTCTATATTTTTTCTTTTTGCCGTTACGACTAGTTGCGGCAAATTTAGTACGTTTGCCCATACCCTGCCTAGTGTTTTTAGGCTTGCCTTCAATATGATCAATTCCAGAAAAAGATCGCATTGCCATTGTCTTTCTTAATAAAGTTACTTATATATTATATCACATTATCTAGCAATCTTGTTTAAGTTGTAATCTGTAGGAGAAAACCACTTTATAACTTCTAGAGCAATCTGCTCTGTTCTTGCACCTCCGCAAGTAAATATATCACAAGCAGCTATCCCTCTTTCGGGCCAGGTATGAATAGAGAAGTGCGATTCTGAAAGCAAGAACAATGCGGTAAAGCCCTGAGGCTGAAATTTATGCTTCTGAATACTTAGGACATTACATTCAAAATCCCATAAGGTGCCTTCCATAAATTTTATAAAATCTTCCATAGAGTCTAGAAGTAAAAAGTCAGAACCTTTGACGTCTAAGATTAAATGTGTTCCTATTGAGTTTGAAAATTCCATTAAAAATTAAAGATAAAAATATCTGAAGAAGCATACAGGCTATCTTCTTTAAACTGCGAAATAACTTTGCTATAATAGTTTTTAGACCAAGATAGAATTTTTTTGTCTACAAGACCTCTGCTTAAAAGCCTTGCGCTTAATAAAAATTTAAATCCCTTAGAGCTAATATAATCAATGTATTCTAAATATTCTCTCTTTAAATGCTGAGGTGAAGGAAAAGGAACATTTAGATATACGATAGACTTTTTAGTTAGTAGGTTTTCGTCTAGAGAACCAAACTTACCCAGCTGTATAATAAAATCAGAGCTAACGAGTTTTTTATTATTAACCCTAATATTTTCTACACTTAAAGGATGCGGGAAGTATTCTCCTTTAAAGTTTCCGTACTTATCAAATTTATATCTGAATCCAGAACAAGCCAACAAACAATATAGCTTTGCTATAGTTCTTCTTGAGGGGTCTTTTAACTCAGAGTTAACTTCTCTTCTTAGCCTATAAAATTTTCTCGGATTCCAAGCTTTTTGAAAACTAGTTTTAAACTCTTCTAAAATTAGATCTTCAGCATATGGCATTCTAACAAGATCGTGAAGATGAAATATATGGGGTTCTTTTGTTATCCCCATTCCCCCCTTACATCCGTATAGTACCTCTCCTGTAGAGAGCTTAAGATCATAGATATAACTGTCACTAAGACCTAATTTTAGGCCGAAAAAAGTTTCTTTCGACCCTTCAAGCAGCTGTTGTCCAGCATATGGTAAAATATACCTATTTAAGCTTTCTCCAGGATCTGCCATTAAAGAAACAAAACAAGTTTTTACTGTATATTCTTATTGTACCAGGAGGAGTCTTTTTATAGGAGCTCCTGTCACCAAATGTATCTAAGAGCAGATATTCTGTGTATTCTTCTGTGTTCTCTACTATAGACATGGACTTTTCAAGTAACTTTTTAATTACTATTAGAGGAACTTTAATATTCTTCTCAAAGGGGTAGTAGAACTGCCCCATTTTTTCAATACGCCTTTCCACAAACAAAAGGTGGTGAGGTCTGAACTCTAAATATTTATCCGATCTTATCCTGAAGGGTGATGGTAACAAGGATTCTCCTTTCATCGGATTATATTATATCAGATTACTTCTTAGGCTCAATAGCTGATTTTACAGGAGGTTGAGTTGTGGAAGCCTGAGAATTGTTGTTGTTTTTAGCGTTCTTAGCAGTGGCCAAACCAAATGAGGCCATCGCTCCACTAAATACAGAAGCAATAAACGTTGGGTCAAACTCTAGTAATCTCTTGCCATCAGGGAGCCTAACGTAAGAAAAAGTAAGCAAAGCGGCGGACCAAACTAAAATAGTAACTTTAACTAAATCCTCTAGTCTCTCTTTGAGCATATCTTCTTTCTCTTCTTTGGGTTTTTCGGTGGTTTGATCTACATCCATATTATATACACAATAAGTCTCTGAATAATTTTAAACAATAGACTTTTAGCGCATATAAAACTTATTTCTTATCAAAAGTTATAGGATAAAGCTGGTTTAAAATCTCGTCGTATTCTTTGTACCAACCGCTCCCCGGTACCTCTTTTTGTTGCTGTTTTCTAACCGAGCTAAAAATTAGCTTCCATTGGTGATTACTAAATTCCATAAAAAAGAGGACCGCTACGGTCCTTTAATCTAAATTCTTAACTTTAACATTTACAAGGTCCTTTCTAGTCGATTTGTTGCTTGGTCGGGGAAGTCTCTAGGTCGACTATCACCGGCATTATCGGTTCTAGCAGAACCTTCATTTGCTTTCATTGTGTGCTGAAAATTTGCTCTTTTATATCTCAGACCAAGCGGATCAGGCATCCAATATGTTACTTGCCAGTCTTGTTCTGGACATAACTCAAGATGTTTTTCTACAGAGTGGTTGAAAATGCCCATTTGAACGTGGCCGTCGTGAGTAACACATCTGCCGAATCCGATGTCGACTAGGAAAAGCATTTTCATTTAACCTCGCCGATCACCCAAGACCGCATGCCAAACGGCGTATCAGCAATCACCTCCTGCGTGAGTTGAACAGCATCTCTAGGCACAACTAAGCAAAATCCTATGCCGAGGTTAAATACATTTCTCATTTCTTCTTCCGCTATGTCTCCAGCCTCTTGAATCTTATTGAAGAGTTCTGGTCTCTCCCAGGAGTTGTAGTCTACATCAACAGTCATACCTTTAGGGAGACACCTAGGAAGGTTTTCAGGTATACCGCCACCAGTGATATGTGACATACCTAGAATAGGAACCACATCTAACAGATCCTGAATTAGTGGAGAATAGATGGTGGTTGGAACTATCAACTCTGGCATCAACGAATAATAGATAAGTTTTTTCCATATCATATCATTAATCAGTGTGTATCCATTACTATGAAGTCCGCTACTCTCAATACCAATGACTACATCACCAGGTCTGATGTTACTACCGTCAACAATCTGATTCTTCTCTACAACACCAGTACAGAATCCAGCAAGGTCATAGTCAGTTGCTCTAAAATGTTCGGCAGTTTCTCCACCTAGTAGTTCCATTCCAGCCATCGCACATCCAGTAGCAACTCCATGCACAATGTCAGTGACATTAGCATCTAGTGTTTTGGTTGAGATATAATCTAGAAAATATAATGGTTTAGCGCCAGAACATATAACGTCATTGACGCACATAGCAACGAGATCCTGACCAATAGTGGTGTAATCATTAGCAATCCTACAAATGTTAATTTTAGTACCGACGCCATCAGCACCAGATACCAGCACAGGTTTCTCGTATCCTGATGGGATCTCCATCATTCCATTGAACCCACCAATACTAGGTGCTAATGCTTTGAGATATTCTACAAAGGATCTACCTTTGATAATGTCAACACCAGAAGTTTTGTAGTCCATTAATCTCTCCCTAAACGAATGTACAATGTGATGAGTGATTGTGAGATTAGATCACAAGAATATGTAAATCCTTGTTTGTTTTCTTCATCCCAGTGTTCTCTTTGACTTTTAAGAATAGCAGAAAACTCTTTAATCTTAGACCTCATCTCTTCTTTTGTCAACTTATCCAATGATTTCTCCTTTAGCAATTTGTTCACGACGTTTTAGTTTCCATACGATGTAATCCATTGTAGGGATACACATGGGATTCCAACCAACAAAGGTAGTTGATTCTCCACTAGGTATCTTCCAACACTCAGCATTATCATTCTCAAGGTCTAATGACTTACGATACTCATCCTCACCAAACATAACAACAGCACGTTCTGCTTGGTTCAAACTTCTAAAGCAATCGAAACCAAGTTTTCTAATCTCATCAGGGACGTGGTGTTTCATTGAATAGCAAGTGGTTGTAGTTTATCAAGGATTTGACGATAGGCAGGCACAATATCACCTTCATCCTTTCGGAATAGATCCTTATCGAATCTTTCGTTACTACCAATCTTCCATAGTCTCATACTATCAGGACTAATCTCATCAGCAAGTAGCAACTCACCGTGAGCAGTATAACCATACTCAACTTTAAAATCTACAAGATCAATACCCATGATGTAGAACATCTGTCGAAGATAATCGTTAATCCGTAGCGTCATCTCAATAAAGGGCTCGGGATCATATCCCATCAGACGCACCCGATCTTTAGTGAGAAGTGGATCTTGCTTGCTATCATCTTTAAGAAAAAACTCAACGATAGGAAAAGGTAGCGAATAACCCTCTTTAAGAGTTGTCTCGCGAACAATAGATCCAGCAGCCCGGTTTCTACAAATAACTTCTAAGGGAACAATATCTACCTTCTTACAGATCATCTTGTTAGCGCCAACCATATTAATGTAATGAGTTGGGATATTGTCTTTAGCAAGTTTCTCAAAAATAACGGACGAGATGCTACAACAAAGAGACCCTTTTCCTAAAGGATGGTCTTCCTTCTCTCCATTACCAGCAGTCACTTTATCATGATACTCAATGATGACACGATCAGCATCATCACCAGCGTATACAGTTTTGACCTTGCCTTCTACAATTACTTCCATCAGTCATCCTCCATTTTATATGTAATAGTAATTTGATTATACACTTCGTCTCTATTGTCACTGTTGTATACATGGCAGCGTTCTACCTTAGCATCTAACAATTTTTCTATATTTTTAAGTTGCCATTCAGCGGCATACTTATTAAACCCATCGTTCATCCAACTCTTATTAGATCCTGGTGTGTTAAATTCCATTATTCAATACCTGGTGGGAAGGCTTCAATCTCTGATAATTCGTAGTCCCAGTCTTCCATAACAACATTCGCGTAGAGACGATCAGAAAGGGTTTCAATTTCTTTTTCTGCATACTCCCTGCTTGGAGCTTCTAACCAAACATCAATTACTTTGCCTAGCCTAAGCTTTTTAATGTCTAGCTCGGACAACCGCTTAGAGGCGTCTCTTACGGCATTGCCAGGAGAATCATCCACCTGAGATCTGAGACGGATGAATATTAATGCTTTAAATCTCATCTGGGTTTACTTAACATATAACGATTATACAATAAAAAACCACCCCTGTCAAGAGGTGGTGGACGGTTTAGGAAGTGGTTTAGAGTGCGTTACCTCTCGGAAGAACTTCCTCTGGAAATACAAACCGTTCATGGGGTTGGTCAACAGGTGCCAACCAAGCACGTAGTCCCTCGTTTAATAATATGTTCTTTGTATAGAACGTTTCAAACTCAGGATCTTCTGCTGCTCTAATCTCTTGACTCACAAAATCATAAGCACGAAGATTAAGAGCAAGCCCAATGATCCCAATAGAAGAGACCCAAAGACCCATGACAGGAACAAACAGCATAAAGAAGTGCAACCAACGCTTATTGCTAAACGCAACCCCGAAGATCTGCGACCAAAAACGGTTCGCAGTAACCATCGAGTAGGTCTCCTCCTCCTGAGTGGAATCGAACGCTTTAAATGTGTTTGCTTGATCGCCATCTTCATACAATGTGTTCTCTACTGTGACACCATGGATAGCGCTGAGTAGCGCTCCTCCTAGTATACCAGCAACTCCCATCATATGGAACGGGTTGAGCGTCCAGTTGTGGAAACCCTGTAGGAAGAGTAGGAACCTAAAGATCGCTGCAACGCCAAACGACGGCGCAAAGAACCAACTGGATTGTCCGAGAGGATAGATGAGAAACACACTGACAAAAACAGCGATAGGCCCAGAGAACGCAATAGCATT